ATTTATTTTTTAGTATAATTATCAATTAACCAAATGATTCATGAAGTAATTTTTATAACTAGTTGTATGATAAACCTTTTTAAGCACACAAAAAAGACATGTTACTAGTCTCTCGTCTCTCTCAGCAACATGTCTTTAGTTGTATATAGATCTCTCGAACTATATCATATTAAATCTGGCTAGGCTCTCTAAGTCCCTTTATGACACGCCAGTATGTCTACAATTATTTTATATTTTAAAATAATTTATGTCAATAATTTATTTTTAGTTTAATAATTGCCATTTATAAAGAGATTAAATCAGCTAATTACAATATTAAACCTACAATTAACCGCGTCGACAGAAATAAATAATATAATTTTTCTCAGGGCTCACCGCTGCGCCCAACGCATATGGATGATTCCAATTACCACCAAAATCAAATAAATATATTACATAATCAGCAGGCATTTCTACCGTGTCTTCATTAAAAGACAATCTATGTAAATATTGTTTCTGTAGTTTTCGATTCTCCAACTCTGTATAAATAGGATATTTCTTCTTACCTAAACCTACCGTATCCGTCGGTTTAGGTTTTAATGTATCTCGCTCAGCCTCTACTCTCTTGCGCGTTTCTACATAACGTTTATACTTAGCTTCGCTATCCTCACCATCAATCTTAATCTTATTAAATTCAGCCAACACTTGATTCTGTAATGCATACATTTCATCAACAGATTTCTCAATAGGATTATCCACTTGATTTTGTACATATTTGCCCATAGATACTGTTGTATTTTCTACAATAATTATCGATGTAGGCATTAAGGTTTTCAAAGTATCTGCATATTCCATATCTGAATCAACATAGTTTTTTACATATACATTGGATAGATCAGATTTTGAAATGACAACTTTAGAATCAATCCGTGCCTCATCAATGTAAGGCTTCAATTGATCTGGTGTACCACCAAAAGCCAGTTGTACATATGAACCGCCTTGTAAGAACGGGGGATTACTATGTAGATGAATATTCTTTGCAAAGCTAGGTATTTGTTTAGGAAACCCTGGAATTGTAGCAACTAGCTTATAATCCTTAGGATTATTAACAGGATACTCAATTAACTCTATGGGCTTAAAAAATGCCTCTATTGATTCTTTTATCTCCTCTTTAGTTCTAACCGTATACAGATCATAGGATTTCCCTTTATTCTTTTCTAGAAAGGCTTTGAATTCTTTATCACTTGCTTTATTCTTATCTGCACGCGTTCTGTAGGATGGAATATTAACTGGATTCGTTAATTTAATTTCCCCGTGTCCATTTTTTCTCATATAAGGACTTACGATACGTAATGGTTTATCTCTACTGCCATATCCATAGCCTTGCTTATTTGTTTCTAACGTATTGTAGCGTGTAATTTGTTTGAGTGCCTTTTCATCCCGATCATTATAAAGGAGATCAAAAATTTGATACTCCACCTTCATATCTGACTTTTGTAGTTCTAATAATCGTTGTTTAGCTCGTTTCTGACTTTGTGCTTTCAATAACTCAATTTCTTCTGCTGAAAGCTTTCTTGGTGTTTTTGAATTGCCCATCCCGACTCTTTTAAAAGCACCAGGAATAACTTCAACAAACTCTGACTTTAAAGAATCTTCAGATTTTATATTACTTTTGATTGTAATACTTGACGTCTGACTTTGATTTTCTACTGATACAGCCAAACTAGATTGACAAGACAATGCTAGCGAAAGCATGCATAAGGCAATACTTTTTTTAATCATATCTCTCCCATAAAACTCTGCTCATACAGATATAAAAGAAGGACCTACAGTGAACTGTAGGTCCTTATATTTGGTGCGGATTGAGGGTTTATTCTTAATCGTTCCCATAGCTACAGTATTTCTTATCTCCTATCATTTACAAAGGGGCAATAAAGGGGCAACTGTATTAATAATTCATATAATAATCAGCTCCTGCATCATATCCTTTATTAAATGCTTCGTCCATCTTTTTATCTACCCATTTAACCATTTTTTCTACATCAATATGAGTGCAACATTCTCTCAAGTACTTTTCGTCATCATCACTCAATCGTTTTTTGTGATATTGATATTTCTTATTGTTCTTTTTATTCTTTTCATTGTTTTTGTTATATTTAACGCCCATATCCATTTCAGCTTTTAATTCAGATTGTTGAATAATTACATTAAGTAAATCACCATTAATATCAAATGATATATTGCAGTTATAATCATTTGCAATTTTTACAATTCCCAATAACAAATCATTATATAATGTAGCTGTTAATACTTGATTTAAATGTTGTTCATAAAAATATTTTGCAAAATCATATATTTCATAGTACAGTTTGATAATATGAGTAGTTATATAGCCATCACAGCCATTATCAATCGAATAGTTAATGTTAAGCACTCTATTCTTTACCATTGCTCTCGCTATATCCATGCAGTTCATATTATAATTTCACTTTCCTCTCTATTTCTTTATAGGTACTGATACATGTATGTTATTTAATATAGTTTCTGCATCTGATTTATCCAACATTTCTCCAGCTTTTATTTTATCCAAGATCACTAATAATTTATCTTTAGCATCATCCAAAAACTCTGCACTCTTATGTAATCCGCTTTTTCTGATACTATCTGCTGACTCACTATATTTTGCAATAAAATACTCTAACATGTCTATGAATTTATCTGAATGTAAATAGTCTTGGATGTAGTCATTTAATATAGTATCCATATACTCCCCCATGATTTTTAAAATACTACTTGCCTATATTATATCATTTACAAACAAAAAGGCCTATCAGCCTAGATGTTATTCTAAGCTGATAGGCTATTTATTATGCTATTCAGTTATAAATAATTGCTTTACTACTGACAACTAATAGTTGATAGTTGCGTGTATCCACCATTACACGCTATGGAGATATATGGATCACCTCAATTTTTTGCAACTAAATAAACAACTGTTCCACCTAATAATATGTTTAGTATTTTACTGTTCCTTTGTTGCATCTTGATTCTTTTGAGTTCTCTCATCTGCATTTCTAAGTATGCGTTCACCTTCGCCAATGATTCGTTTTGCATTGATAGCGTTTTCTCTTGCTGCTCTAATGTGTTCTTGGCTATTAGTAATTGCTCCCTCTGTTCTTTGATTAAGTTCATCGATTCTATTAATTCTTGTTTCGATTCGCTCGTTGACATCTGTGCTACGTTCAATTGCTGTTCTAACTCGTCTATTATCTTCAACTGCTCGTTGATTGTATTGTTGAGCGTTTCGAACTTCATCAGTAGCTCGTTGTATTCCTGTCGTGTCAATATTACTTGCTCTGTCGGCGTAGAACCATATACAGGCAATGATACAAAGGACAATACAAATAGGAACAGAGATGTAATGAGCGTGAATAAAGTTTTTGATTTTGTCATTCATACTTCCTCCTAATCATACATATAGTTGACATCAACGTCTTTGTCAGCTACCATTCCGCAATCACTATATTGCCATATTCTGATATTCGGATAATCACATTGCGAATCATATTGTGCACACCATACAGGAACGCTTGGCATTTGACTATATGCATATGTTTCATCCCACAATAAGGAATATCCACTATACACACCTACATTTTGAAATCCTGCACTCCACAATGTATTTACAAAGCGACTAATACAATTAGTCATTCCTTGGCTTGTTAAAGCACCAGCATTAATCATGTTACGTAATTGGCGGTGTTCTTCATAGTCATACCAAATACCAGCTTGTAAATGATAGTCAGTATATCCATAACTATTGAGCGTGTTAATTACCCATTCCGCTTCTTGTACTGCAGTTGCCTCATCATATGCATGGCTGAAATAATATACCCCAACTTCAAGACCTGCATTTAATGCTGCAGTTATATGTTGCTCAAAGAATTCATCAACGTTATAGTTTTCACCTAATTTAATGATTACGAATTCATTGCCTTCTTCTTTGGCTTGCTGCATGTGGCACTCATCATAATAAGGTGTTCCGTTTTCGTTCTCTTGCCATGCTGAAATATCAAACCCTTTTCTCATTCTTATCACTCCTTTCTGTCATGTTTTGTAATGGTGGTAATTTAGTCTGTTCTTCCAATTTGTCAGGAATACCATTTCCGTCTTTATCAATCCATAGTGCAAGGAAACCAACTAATGCAGTTAATACTGATGGGATAAAAATATGATCTATGATATTTATCCCTACATTAATCAGTTTGTTCATATCATCAGAAACATATCCTTGAATGAACACCATAATGTACTCAACCACCACTAATAAAATAGGTACTAGCATTGTTAGTACTAGTACCCTTGTAGCAAGAACACCTGTAGGGTGGAAGTTGGCCACCCTCACAGATTGATATGATTTTTTTATGTGGTTAATTATAGCTGACTTATCCATTACCCCTCCATGCTTTTATGATTTCAATCGTATATTTAAATATTTTTCCTATATCGATTAGATCATCTTCAACCATTTCACGTAGGTTTTCAATTATAGACCAACACTCGGCGAAGAATGGTATCAACATAAATGCATAAGAGAATATATGGTCTAAGAATAAATCGGTGTTTGGTATTGGAATATCAGGTAATGAAATAAATACTATGGATAGTATCATCCATGCTGGGTACTGTACACATAGCTTTTTAAGCAAATCCCCTCTAAGCCGTTCACTCATTAAATATCTACGCCGTTCACCTGTGTTTTCATCAATATACCTACCTTTTCCCCATCCGTACCATGTCAATGTTGTTAGTAGAGTAATAGGATTATTAGGCCTGTGATTATCCTTGTTATACCGCAATACTTCTGCAGCAATTCGTTGTATAGTATCCACGAATAACAATGTAGTAGTTAGAATAATCACTACTCCCATACTAACTAAATGTTCATGCGATACCCCACTTATGAGCATGATTAAAATATCATTAAGAATATCCATTCACTCCCCCATGCCATTATGGTTCTTCATCTAATACCATTAAATCATTGTGCACACATCCTTCATTAGGACATGTGCCGTCCTCGTTTAAAGTTGCCCAGCAGTATTCACAAAAGTGCATCACTGGTACATCTGATTTGATTTCGTAGTTATCCATTATTTGACCTCCTTAATCTTGGCTACCATTTCGGCATTTAGTTTCTTAAATTGTGCTTGTAAATCATCATATGGCACATTAGCCAAACGTCTACGTAGTAACGCTTGGTCTAACGTTGCAAACCGTTCGTCATAATACTTACGGATTTGTGCAATACGTTCCGCTTTTGTTGGCTCATATTCCGTTACAGGAATATCAATGAAAGTACCATTCACGTATGCTTTGCCATTTAAAAATTCATCAAGCATAGCATCATCACCATATATATAACTATTAGCAGTAGGATACTGTTCCTTTGCTTGTTTCAGCAATGTTTCTTCTCCTACTGGTTCTAACATATTATCTACAATTGATGTAATGCGTTTTCCTTCCGCATCAAGTACATGGATATAATTATTCATATATACCTCCTAATTAATGAAAGGATATAACAATGAATAGCACTATTAAGCACTATCCAAGAAATGTGTATCTTCGCATGCACCGAAAAAGTGCATGTGTCGAAACGTTTAAAAGTTTGTACGAAAAATGGCTGCCTACTCGCATTGAGATTGTGAGTAAATCAGCCATCGAATCATATCGCATTGCCTATGATCATATTCAATCAATTGCTAATATGCCTATTAACTTAATCAAATACTCTGATATGCAATGCGTTATTGATAACATGAGAGATAACGGCCTTTCTTATGCATCTGCCAAGAAGGTCCGCACATTACTTTCATTATTATCTAAGTATGCAATTGTTAATGATATTGATATTAAGGATTACACGCCCTTCCTAAGCCTTGGCCACGATGTTAGCGTGTATCCTCATAAGCCATTCACTCGCCAACAGATTAATCGATTGTGGAGCCTTAATACTATCGATACTTATGGTATTCTAATACTCCTATATACAGGTATGCGATGTGGTGAATTGCTTTCCTTACGTAAGAACGATATTAACCTCCGCACCAAATGTTTAATAGTTCGCCAGTCTAAAACTGAGGCTGGCCGTAATCGTCTAATTCCTATTCATAGTCGAATATTGCCAATAGTTACAACCTTGTATCACAATTCATTAGATAGGATACTACCTATCTCTTATGCTCAATTCAGTAAGCAATTTAAATCAGTAATGACTTCAATCAAATGTTCTCATTCAACGCATGACTGCAGGCATACAGTAGCTACATTATTAGATAAATATGGTTCATCTCCTACTGCAACTCGTGCTATTCTTGGGCATAAACACGGTGATATTACAACCAAGGTCTACACACATAAAGAATTGCGTGAGTTACGCAAGGCCATTGAATTATTGCCATAGAACCAATGGGGAAAGTCAAATATCGCAGTTACTAGGACTATATACGATGGCGCTAGTAATTTTATAATACCTTTTACTTTCCCTCCGTTCGTCGCAATCACTAACATAGCGCCAGCAACCTTAGATAATGATAATTGGACGACTAGTGCCGTTAAAGAAATAACAATAAACAGCTTCACTTATATGTCTGCACAAAATAACGTTACCTCTATACGTTGGGGCGCTATTGGATTTTAGCCAATGGGGACAATTCAAAGAAAACCAAGCAAATGTATCATATCTAATTTCTTACATAGAAATATATGGAACAGTAACTATGATGAAAGATGAGCCTAAACGCTTATATGAAGCTAGTGTTCGAGCAAATAACATTACCATTACTGGATTTGAATTACACAGCGGTTATGTTGGTAATCATATTGCAAAAGCTATAAACAACGGGTTTTGGATAAACATAGGTCGTACATAACCAATGGGGAATAGTTAAAAGAGGTCGTCTTGATATGTGGTATACAGCACCAACAAAATTTCCAATAGCTTTTACAGAGGTATATGTAGGAGTTGGTACAATACAAGAATCAGCAACGGAGCGTTCCTCTAGTAACTTTGATAATGCTATTCGTCTTAGCTTAGACAAAATCGAATTTGCAAAATTTGAACATTATTATATTGCTCTTGGCAAATCTTAACTGCAATACATCCAATGGGGACATATAGCAGATGGAAAAGATACTAATAGAATTATTTCTGTTTCATTGATACTTCCTTGTAATGGTAAATATGTAGCGCTTCCAGTAGGTGAATCTAATAACACTAACTTTAATAATTCACTAGATCATCCGTGTGTTGTAATTGCTAAAATGTCAACATCATTCAAAGTACAAATCGATGATTATATGACTGGGATAAGCTGGATATGCATCGGAATATGCTAACCAATGGGGATACAAGAAAAGCGTATACGTGTATGATGGAACAACTTATCCCATTACATTTCCTACAGCTTTTGATAATGAGTGTTTAGGCGTCTGGCCATCTATAGAACATAAAACGTCAGTAGGAGGTAATGAGGTGTTCTATCACACTAATAAAAGCACCGCAGGATTCACTCTTGTTGCTGATGCCAGTCATGCACCTTCTACTCTTGATGGCGTAGTCTATTTAGCGATTGGGAATTAAGCTGTAACACCAAATGAAAATACGCTGCATTTGACATCTGGATATACAAAGGCATCATCATTTTCAAGGCGAATTCTAAAATTTAATAGGGTATATTCTAGTATTAAATTCCAATTCTTTCGTGGTACATTTTGATACTCCGCCTTGGCGAAAAAGCAGGTAGAATAAGGAAGTATCCAACTATGAAATTGCCCATCTTCGCCGCTTACTCCCCATTGGATAGTGAATCCATTAGCAAATTTCACAAACCCATTCTCCTCAAGTCTTTGTGCTACAATACCGCCCATTCCAAGAAGATTTTTTATATCTTTCAATGTAGCAACTGGATTTTCTTGCCAGTTAGTCGCACCAAGGATTTTGGCAATCATTGCAGTAATCGCTGGATGAGATGAAATATCTGTGTTATGAGTTGCTAATTCAGTTTTTACTTTTTGTAAAAGTCCACCATGTGCATCAGGATCTGTGTTATGCTTAGTCAACTCACCTTTTGTTACATATGTATCATCACTTGTTACAAATGTAATATTTGTTGCGTTCCCAATCTTTGTTCTGATGTTATAAATTTCAGCATTAATTGGTGTGTTCTTATCTGGCATTAACCCTACATTATTACCACCATTAGAATACGAGTATAAAACCTCTTCCCCATCACCGCATTTTGCGAACAAGCCTACTTCTTTTGGAAAAAATGAATGTTCAAGTGTTTTATTTGACAATACCGCTTGAATTACATATTCTCCATCTCCACCTTTTTCACCATTTCCGATTGGTAACTCCATCTTTGGTGAAACTACCCCTGTCATTGTATTAATATCTAGCCCAGTATCATCTCCATCACCAACTACAACTTTAGTAAATGTGATTGGTTTCTTTGTTGCGATGCTTTCAGCTAGTAAGTTATATCCTTTTTTTGTAACACTATTTCTGTTATATACGTCTGGCATATATCCTCCTTAACTATTAATTACAGTAGTTACATGTTTTCTTTCAACTACAACTGCAGCATATAGATTTGCAATATCCATTTGTGTATCAATTCCTATATCTGGCTCAATATTAACAATGCTACTTGTTGTAACATGTACTGCAGCATACACCTGCTCACCTACGTTATGCACATCAGCAATTGATATACCTATGTGAGATGGTTTCACAATCGTTAAGTTTTCTCTGATTTGATTGACTGCATACACAAATGAGGAATCATAGAATTCTATTTTTAGTAATCCGTCCTCAAATTTAACATCCACATCATCTAATACGAATGTCTTAATGATTGCCTTTATTTTCTCTAATGTACATTTACCGCTATTATTCCATAGCATTTGTACAATGTTTCTGCGTTGTTCAATTGAACCTTTAGCTACAATGCCTAAATCCTTTTCATACACGCGCAAACCACGTTCGCTAACTGTATCAAAGAACCCATTGTCTAATAGTTCATCAAGCAACACATCAATATCTTGCAGTTGTAACCCTGCTGATTGATATAACTCACGAACCCACGGATCATTGCGATACATTTTGTTGATAGCCTTTAATGCGTACTCTTTAAATTGAATCTTATTCATTTAGAACCACACTAACTGTGCCTAATGTAGCAACTTGTTCTACTGTTAAATCAATTTTTGTAGTTTGTCCATTGACTGTAACGCTTGCATAGTCTGTTACTCCAGCACTATCGATTATGATATTGGCAATTTGTGCGACTGAAACATAATCTTGTTTGAAAGCAATTCGTTTTAGGTATTTAGTAACCGCATCAGTTATATCCGCCGTAATAGTTGATTTCGTAGCAGTACTGATATGTTTTACTCCAGTTACTTCTACATTAATTGGTACGTTGGTAGCACTGACTACTGTGCAATGTGCCCCTATTGGTGCTTGCCCTGCTCCGATACCTTTACTCTCTGGATCTATATAATCTTGTACACGCTTAACTAAATCACTATCAGCAGGCTTTCTATCAGAATTAATGATGATAACTTTAACTGTATTGTTCCCATTCCAAAGCCCTATGACATGAGCCTCACCAACACCTTCAACTTCTTTCGCCCACTGTTTATAGTGGTAATCGTTACCGCTCGTTGCTGGCTCTCGTAGTTCCTCATAGTAGCGTTCACGTAAATCATCATCTGTTTCTTCATCTTCGCCATTAATTGCCGCATCATCATTGATTACATTATTGATACCAGCAATAGTAATAGGCATCTGCGTGATTGTTCCTTTAGGAACATTACCAATGCTACCAGCTTGCATGCATCTGATTTTGATAACTGAATTCTTTTCTACATCCTTTGTTTCAAGGCTTTCATATTGAATTCCAGTTTCGCTTTCGAATAAATCACCTGCATGAATAGTGCCTGTTCCGTCAACTATCCGTAAATCACATACTGCCTTAGTGGCTAATTTACGTTGCGTGCCTTTTCGTTGAAAACATACACGAGTTAATTCATCCCCTGTTAAGTTATCAACATTCTGTTTCCATTCGATTTCTTCTGCTTTTTTCCAAAGTTCAAGAATAGCGAATGCCTCGCCCCTCGTGAGGTCATATGTAGGAAAGCCTTCGGTCTTTTGATAGCTATCATCAATGTGTTCAAGCATCGTATTATGAATGTTATCCACACTATAATTCGAGTTCATAATCTATCTTTACCTCCTCTCCTGTATTCGTTACGACTGTAAAATAAAAGATACCAGCGTTGAATTGCCAATCTTTGACAATCACCACGCATGGTACCTTGTTCATAATGCCCTCTGTTATACGCCGTTTAATTTCTGCCACTTTGTATGACCTAGGCAATCTATATCCTAATAGTTTTCGTAGGTCTAACCCAAAACTATCGGTATAGATCATATATTTTTTCATTTCTGTTCGGATAAATAACTCTATCCATTGCTTTATTGCCTCTATCTGTGTATCTTCTACATTTCTTCCGTCTTTGAATACAAATCTATGTGTCTTGTAATCAAAAGCGAATGAACGGCCTACTTTATGTTGTGCATTAGTAACTGTGGCCGTAGATTGGATAGAGTTAGTAAAGTTATAGTCCTTTGGAAACATTACACACCTTCCTTAACTATATCCACGATAAAGAAATGTTGCTCATTTTCATCTGGAATAACCAATACTTTATCACCTGGTTTCCATAGTTCATCAAGCACTATCTTTCCACTACCCTGTGCACTATATGGAGGACTACCAGGGCAATCTTTATGAGCAATAGTACCACTATGTCTGTATGAATACGTTGTAATGTGATGTATTAATTGAAAACACACGTATCCATTGGATGCATTGATTTTAAACTTTCCGTCTTTAATTGCTACTTCCCATGGTGATGTACTGATTACTTCGCCTAATACTGCTCCTATTCGTACAGGATTAGTTCTATTTTTGAACTCAGATGCCATTCTACTGTGCCATTCTTCCATATTCTCACCACCTATGACATCTTAATAACCTTAGTCGGTGCTTCGCCATTATGCCATGCATAATTTGCATCAGAATAAAACATTGCATGACCAGCACTGCTACTATTCCCAAATGCTCCACCTGCACCATCTGAAATAACTACATGATCATTGTTGCCATATACTAAAATATCGCCTTTATTAGCATAGCCATTAAATGTTTCTACCTTGTAGCCTGCATTTTGTGCATTATTTACAAGCGTATCTACATCAGCTGTGCCAACATCAGCCTGTTGCTTTAGGAACGGACTATAATATGAGCCAGCTTTCACCGCCACATCCACGCACCCATTATCACGATATACGCTTTCATATCCGTTGAGTGCGTTCATGCCTGCATCTACTTGTGTAGCATTAGCAGTACTGTTAGTTGCATTAGGTGTAACAGTTGTAGTAGTGCTTGTTTTATACTTGCTTGTGTCTAGTTCAGCCTCTACACGTTTTAAATCTAATGTCATTGTATGGTTCACTCCGTAATTATGCTTGCAATTAGTAACTAAGAATTTATCATGAATATCTACTGTGTAATCATTGATGATAATTACACGGCCACTGCGTACAGTATCATCACCTAATAGAGTAAGACTTAGCTTTTCCTTAATCTTATTGCTATCTTGAATGGTTTTCTTTGCAATCTGTGCCGTTTGTGCCTGTTTCTTATCGTCTACCTTTATGATTTTCTTAATTAAGCCATATTTCTTGATGCTTTCATCATCTTGGATAGTCGATTTTACGGACTTGCTCTTTTCCTTGCTAGAAATTGCCACGATACTATTACGCATATCTTCCATGCTCAAATCTCTTGAGTAATTATTAATTGGTTGAGTTATGACCTTATCTAGTACCAAATCTTTATAATCTTCTACATGTACTTTACCTTCTCTATATTCTAGGCGGTATTTATACCCTGTTTCTTCGGTAGCCTGTTTGATGATGTCTTTGATTACATCCGATACAGGTTGCCCTTGATAGATTTTCTTGATTTTAGTCTTTATGTCGGCCACATTTCCAAGCGGTACATCATTTTCTTTGCATACCTTCTTGATTGCCTCTAACCCACTAACTCCATTGAACTGTATTTCAATCTCTGATTTATTGAGATAAAAACAGTAATCAAAACAGGTATAAGTATATTTATTAGCACCACTCTGTTTTTCGCTTACGATGATGCCTTGAAAGACTACTTCTTCCTTTGGTTCTTCGTTCAGTGTTGTAGTAGCACTCTTATTGTTATTACTTACTTGATTACTAAACTCTATCTTGCCACCAATTGCTAGGCGTGTGCCCATCATATTAAAGTCAAATGGATTATCCGCTAAATCAAATGTAAATTCTTGCCCTAGCGTATCAATGCCATCTGACCTTTCATAGTTGTTTGTGTAAGCTGTAATTTCACGTGTTTCTGTAACATCCTTGCCATCTTTATCTTTCGTTACGTTGGTATATTGGAGTTTCATTTCTTCCCTCCTGTGTTGGATGTAGTGCTTTTCGTGTCCTTACTAGCCTCTTTATTTTCACCGCCTGTGTCTGATTGTGTTTGCGTAGATGTATTAGTGTATACATACTCTTCAATACCAATAGTCGCTTTTATATCGCCTACCTTATCCCATGTGTATGATAGATCATTAACCACACATGGCATATTTAGTATTTCATTTCCATCAGATTGAATAATGCATATCCGCATCACGGCCTTTGTTTGCCGTTGTGCTTGAAAGAATTGTAAGCATTGTAATCCATCTGTACCATTGCCACGAATGAATGAGTAATCTTTCCCTACAGGTAAGAGAATATTATCAAGGCTTAATGTTCTAAGACCTAACGGCCCTATTAACTTAATATCTCCTCTTAATCCGTTGAAAGTTTCATTCTTTTGTGGCTCGTTGATTGTTGGTAATGGATTAGGTACTACAGGCAATGTGATGTACTCATCTGTCAATTCAGAATGAAATACTATGTCTGTAGTTGGTTTTTTATCTAAATAATCTAAGACTTTCCCCACTAATCCATGTGATAGCTTATCAGCATATCTTGTAGCACGTGTAATTGCCATTTTTTGCAATTCAGCTTGCTTAGATTGTATGCGTTGTTGCATGACCTTCTTTGCACTGTCTTGAAATCTCACATTACACCCCCTACATGTTGCCCATTGCTAACATAATTTTATCCGTGATGTGATTACCACATGCATCCATGAATTCTTCATTACCAATTACATTGCCTTGTACTGTTACATTAACAGTAACATTGCCTCTGTTGTTTGCTAATTGTCGCATGCTTTCATCATGTGGAATCACTTGTGACCCATTCGGTAGATTGATAATTTCACCACGTTGATTTTCATTAACGTATGTAGGGCCACCTTTCCAGTACTCTGTACCTGTTGCGTTTCCATCGCCATTAAATACACGGCCAACTGTTTTGTTGTACAGCCATTGACCACCCTCTTTAATAGCATCGATTTTATCGCCTGCCCATTGCAATTTATCTTGTACCCAACCAAGAACACCTTCTGCTACGGATTTAATAATGTCAAAATATCCAGTAAAGATTTTTACAAGGCCATTGAACGCCATATCCCAGTTGCCTGTGAATACACCTGTGATGAAATCAATAATGCCACTGAATATCTGCGTTACAGCGTCCAATATTGGTGCAATGATTGTCATAAATCCGTTATATAACTCTGTAATCAAAGCAATAACACTATTAACAAACTCCATGCATCCACTTACAATGCTCTCCCATAGTTCAGATGCATATGTTGAAATTGCATCCCACACGGATAACGCTACTTCTTTTACTGTATCCCAGTTATAAATTAACAATGCTAATGCTGTGATGATTGCATATATAGCAAATAACATAGGATTAGCTAACATGAGCATATTTAAAATCCGCACTACTCTAATGACTGTTGTGAATGCGCCTGCTATTGAACTAATTAATGGAATTACTTTACCAATAACATTAAATGCAACAAATCCTACTGCTACGGCCTTAATAACAGGCAATAAGAATCCTAGATTTTGAGTACACCACTTAATCACATCACCTAGTCCAGATATAACGCTTTTAACAACGCTCATTGCACTGGTTAGATTTTCTTGGATGCTTTCCTTATTATCGTTTACCACTTGTGCAATATAGGTGAATGCACCGCTAAACAATCCAAATATATCCTGTATTACAGGTGCAATGATTGGCATGATTGTACTAGCTAAATCTATAAATGCTTTTTGCATTGGCAATAATGATTTACCAATAGTTGCCATTAATGCTGCCTGTTGGTTCTTCATTCGTTTGAGTTGGCCATCTGGAGTATTCGCTAGTATTTCATTCTGTTTAGAGAATGTGCTATTAACTACTTCATTAATTGCGGCTAACTTCTCTGCCTCTGTACCATTCTTGATGATTTCTTTTTGTGCCTCTGTAAGAGGTATCTTCATCTTTGTTAATCCTGCCACATCGCCATTGAACGCACGCCCAATTGCTTGTGATGCTACCTGTGCATCTTCTGCCGTTGCATTGATACCAAATTTACCTGCTACTAGATTTGTTAGTGCCTCTGAAAGGCCATCTACTTTATCTACAGGCACATTCCATTTATTGAGTTCTTGATACCCAGCACGAATAGTACCAGCAGAAATAACACCAACTTTACCCCATTTTGCAGCATAATCATTGAGTTGCTTTTGTGCCGCATCAAGTGCTTGTGTCGATTTATCATACAAGGAATTGTTATTAGCCAAGCTATTACGCAATAATGTTTGAGATAACTCCGCCTGTTTGGCCACATCAAGGGCTTTCTTGCCGTACTCAACAATAGCACCTACACCAGCAAATGCACTAAGGCCCGTCATTGCTAATCCCATTTTAGTGATACTTCCAGCAATACCCATGAATTTATTGTTGATTCCACTACCGAAATTACTTAATTTATTTTTCATGGCCGTCATTTTACGTTCTGTATCTTTGGTTGTATCACCAACCTTTTTCATTGGAGCGGTGAATTGGTCTTTAAGGCTCAATAGTACGTTAATACTTTTAGCCATGCTTGCTCCTTTCTACATCTTCCATATCTAGTTTGAAACATGCTAGATAGAATGTTTTTTCTACTAGATCTAAATCAAGTAATGAGGATAATGTATGACCTTTATTCATGTAATAGCGGAACATAGATAGTTCCTCGTCCGCCTCTATTACTTTTTTATTTCGTCAACTGGATTAGTAATGCCATACATTGCCAAGATTGATTCGCCTAATGCACTAATATCTTCAACGCTATCATTGAGTACTTTATAAACCACATCTGTAGGCTCTGCACACTCATATTTATCTTGTAATTCCTTGCTTTTAAACAACGGAACGCATGCATAGATAAGTTGTACCATCGCATCCATCACCGTGGATAGCGTAGCATCCTGTTTGATTTCATCCATAATGCGCAACACTGTAGGTAGTGGTTGATGAATTACAGTTAATTCACCGCCCAAGCCTTTAACGTATACGTCCTTTGATTGAAACCCTTCTTGCATTTTTCTGTTGAGTAAATCTTCTAGTTGTAATTTAGCCATTTATTATCCTCCTCACTATAAAAGGAAAGGCGATGCATTAGCACCGCCCTATTTATTAAAGAATCAAGTCTAAGTAGTTGTAATCAGCAAATTTGAATGGGTAAGATTCTTCTTGAACCTTTTTATTTTCAAATCCATGTGCCAATTCATCCAAAGTAACACCAGTTAATTCGATACGTTCTGCACCATTAACATCAGGATCCGTTAGTTTAGATACAATCTTAATATCTGGCACACTGCCATTCTTGATTTTACCTGCAATCTTTTGCGCTACACGGCTATCGATTTTGTGCAATACCAAAGTACCTGCACCTTCAAACCCTACCAAGCGTTGATGTACACCCATTTCTCCGTTGATGTCTACGGCCTCGTATTTAAGCGAGATTTTAGCCTCAAAAGACTTAACATTAGCGTATAGTTCGCCATCAATCCACACTTTACCAAACTGGCCACGCAAGATTTGATTATGGATTTCTTTATTATTCGCCATAATTTACCTCCTATTCCATCGTAATTTGGAAGGATAAATCTTCCATAGCATCAAGAATTTTGATTTTAGCAGCAAGATATACAGTGGATTTGAAAGACATTTTCTTTACTTTATCTTCATCCCAATCTTCTGCCTCTAATTTACCTACGCTCAACCAAGCCTCACGTTGATTTTCTACATCGATATAAGCATGATTGTCATACTCTGGATCTAGAATTTCACCATTAACTACTTTAGTTAATGAACGGAAGTAAGAGTTTACGGAAGAAATAAATAGATATTGGTTGTCCAAATGGTTCTTGTATTTGCCCACATAGTATTTTTTAAATGTAGAGTACAAATCTTCCATCATTAAGTCCATAGATTCAACAATGATGATTTTACGCATATCTTCTGTGTCAGTAGATGTAAATGTAGTTAATGTATTTACACCACGGCCCACACGTACCACTGCATCTTCATCGTCATTGATAAGGAGTAACCAGCCTTCATCAGTCCATTTGTTAGCATCCTTTTCGTTTGTGATGAAAGAGTTATCTACATAATCCAAATCTTCCAATTCGTAGTATGTGATACTTCTATTCATTGGTAAGTTCGCTAAAATGGATACCACACGTGGTAAATAGTCCGTTATTTTAACAGTTGTAGTTGCATGCGCATCAGCCTCATGGACATAATCGCCTTTCATATTAACAATATGCTTATCATCAGCTACTGTTACATTAGCAACTACGCATTTTACCTTACGGCCTTTAGACAATACGTTACGGCTCTTAGTGTAAGATACTAATTCTGTTTGCCAATCTTTTTCAACTGTACATGCCCAGTTGTATTTCACTTTATCGAGTACCGCTTTTACATCTGCAAATTCTGTTGTAGATGTTGGAACGTGTACTACTACCAATTTATTTACGTTGACATAGAAACAACGTTTCAATAATTTCACATTTTCTTCTGTGAATTTTTTCTTTGTGATGTCAGCCTCGAATTTGTAGATGTCATAACCTGCAGTAGGTTGTGTATCATCCTTCAAGATGACTACTGCGGTACCACGTTCAGAACGTAATACTGCGGATACTGCCTTTTGCAAAAAGACAATATCAATATTTGGTAAGCCAATCGCCATGTTTTACCTCTTTTCTTTGCATTAAAAAAGCACCCACGCTGTG